CCAATGCTTTTAGAATCTGATCAAGAACTCTCTTGATATTCTTAAGTAAGTTACCTTTCTTCCCTTCTGATCTGTGATCATTCTTTGGATCCTTTGGCGTTGCTGTTGCTGTTTGAACAGTAGCATTTCTAGTGCCAAGAAGAGTTGTAACTAGAAACTCAATACCTTGTCGCAGATTTCTAATGATCTCTGATTGAACACGACCCATCAAACTACGGACAAGTCTAGTTACTCTGCCAATATGATGTCTGGCAATGGATATCTTGTCGTAGAGAAATCCATTGATCTTACTGACATAAAAACTACCAAGTTGACCACCAGCCTGTTGGTTTGCTGCCAAAAGATCTGCGATAATATTAGTAACTTGCTTATCAAAGTTACTTTCATTACCACACTTTGGATTAGCAATGGTGACACAGTTTGCTGAACCAATGGGATTCGTTTCACTATGCTTTGCACGAAGTGCTGCGATGATAGCGGGAGCACCCTTCTCTTCATGCGAACGAGCAGCAGCAGGTTCACCACCATCTACGTTAGCACCAGTGTCAGGATCAGTGCCATCTTGAGTGTCTTGAGAGCGGTGTGCTTGCGCTTTAGTATTAGCGTCGGTGTGGGTGGTAAATTCTCTAGGACCATCCGAGCCACCTTTAGGATCATCATTCTTAACGACAGTAGAACCAGCAGTGTGACCAATCGATCCCATGATGACAGGTTTCTGCTTGTCATTATCAAGGAAGAAACCAATGACCCAGTTACCTGCTCGTAATTCTGCTGTAGCTCCAGTCACACCACCATCGCTGAATGGTGTAGTCACGGGCATGACTATGTTTGCCCAAGGTAGTTCTTCTGTAGGTGTTTTCTGACCGTCTTTTAGATGGGTGCCAACAATACGCACACGATATCTACCAGACTTTTTAGGGTCACTCTCTCTTCCTGTCTCAACCTGTCCAATCCACCAGTTGAAACCATCAGAACCTATTTGATTTGTTTGTAATAATGAAGATAATACTGGATCCATACCAATAGGTTTTATTTTTATTTAGTGGCAGTTGATGAGGGTTCTTCTGGTCTTCCGTAAGAATCTCTAACCAACGTCAAATATGTATTTGCTTTTGCATTTTTCACATCAACTGCATGATTGAGTTTAGCAATCAGATATACACCACTGTGCTCTGGATCATAAACATCTGGTTGTCTCTCGGAAGAAGGAATTTGGTTCGGAATCTGTATCTCTACAGTGTCACCCACACACAAATCAATTCTAATTGGAATTTGAATCCTAACTTGCTGATTGTTCTGTGACTCTAGTCTAGCAATGCCTTGTGCAATATAATTCTTCTGCCAATCAGGGAACTCGGCAGTATTTTTATCACCACCATCTGGTTTCTCTGGTGATGCTACCTCTTTACCATCAAACCACGTTTCATGGTCGATCAAGACAGACATGAATCTACTTGGATTCTCACCCAAATCTGCTTGCCCTTTAGCAAGACCAGACTGCGATCCTAGATGCTCTTGATCATCAAAAGAGTCACTTAAGTTATAAGTATACTCTTCGTATGCGCCTGTGCTGTAGTTATAGAAACAGATAACATTAGAGAACGTACCCATCCTCAACTTGGTGAGGATATCAATCTCTTGTTGGAAGTCAATGTCTAGAATTTTTTGTTGCGGAGATCCTCCGATGTCAGCGTTCTCTTGTGTGAATATTTCTACGGGAGGATTTTCTTTCAAAGAATTTAGTCTGTCAATAGACGTAAAATAATATCCTTTCTTGGTTTCAAAGAAATAATATCCTGCGGTGCCAACAGATTTTTGTGTGTCAGATCCAGTAGTTGATGAGTTTCTAGTTGTCTTACTGGATTCAGCAATACACTTCATCCTAATAGATTCAATGATTGAAAACGGTGTTCTCTTTCCTGGTAAAAATCTAATCTTAAACAGAGATGGATCAGTAAAAATTTGTTTAGCACTACCCAACTCTTCTGTCAATAGAGAAGCTACAATTCCTTCTGGTTTTCCTGTCAAAGATCTAGGAACCTTAACAGTCTCATTGATCAGTGCTTCTTTAGATATCAATCCCAAAGAGTATCTTTGGAATCTATCTCCCATGTATCTGTTATAGATTTTGTAAACCTTAAATTCGTACTCAACTTCCTGCTCACCAATATCTTTTGCTTTGATAGTGATGTCTTCAAATCCTTGAATAGGTAGAGAAGAAATTAAATTTTCACCACTGTCAACAACATCTAGATTAGCAGAAATTGTAGGTAAACTGATGTCTTCAAAGTAATCAAATCTGACTACAAGAGGAGTGATATTAAAAGAGTCTCCATCCACACCTGTGATGATGACCTCTTCTATCTTTAAATTAGATGCATATACTAATTCGTCTGCCATTATGCTACAGGAGTTGGATTATAAAAAGCATCTAAACTTTGTGAAGATCCAGCTGGAACGCTAGAATCTGATGCTGTTGGGGGAGATAGAGTTGCTGGAGCATTCTGTGCTGCTCCTGCAGTATTTAGAGCGACCAACTGTGCTGCCGCAGCTGCTCTTGGTTGTGGTTGCAATGATGATACTGTCTGGTCTGGATTAGTTTGTTGTGGAGGATTTAATGCGGGAGAAGGTGGAGTTGGAGACAATGTTGCCTCTGGTTTCGGTCCTGGTCCTACAGTTTCTTTTATTCTGTTACTAAATTCCTCAAAAGTAATCTGATTACCATTCGGATCAAAATATTTATCTTGTCCTCCACCAAAAAATCCTCTGCCACTCACGAAAGTTCCGACACCAGGAACTCTAACACTTTCTCCCGTTCCTTTATTGGTTCCAATCTTATCAATCTGTCCCAAGGAAGATCTTAAATCACCAGCAGTAATTTTAGGAGATGCGGCAGGGGTTTTTGGTTCTGCAGGAGGCTCTACAGGTTTAGGAGGATCCTTCAGATACACCTTACCTGCGATAAAGTTAGCAACAAACTGTTTGTATGCTTCTGGGTTGTTGCCATCAGATGCTGGTGCATATGCATTTACAATAGCAGCGAATGCCTCGTTAGGATCTTCATATGCATCCAAGTTCATGTAACCACTATGACTCTTGTCCCATAGTCTGACGAACTCTTTGACAGCATCCTCTCTTGATGCAAACTCTAGGAAGTTACCATCCAATCCTCTCATGTTGAATGGATTGTTTCCTTTTTCATGCTCACCCCATCCTGTTTCCATCGAAGCAATAGCAGCAGCAACTTCAGGGTGCTTTGCTCCAGCAGCAACAGCCATGTCATAAATTTCACTAGCAAACTCTCTCTGTTCTACACTTCCTTCCATGCCATCGCCTGAAGCGGTAGCAGGACTTGAACTTCCACCATTATTAGAATTAGAATTGTTAGAACTAGAAGACGAGCTAGAACTACTACCTCCCATACCAAGAGCTCTTTTAATCTGATTAATAAAAACTTTAAATCCAGTTTCTTTTTCTGACCTTTCTTTTATTACAGTAGAGTCTTTTTTATTAGATAAGATAGCAGCATCTTTTGCTTGAGATGCCATGTTACTAGACAGTCCAAACTTTTCAGCAATAGGTCTTTGAACTTGTGCTATCTCCGAAGCAATAGGATTATCTCCCCCAACCTCATTCATGTAGTCAGTAGTTGCTTTCAATGTGAATGCACCCACTGCTTTTGGTAGCAACTCTGCTACTTGCATCAGTGGTTGTTCATATTTTTTCTGGATAACACCAGAGGAATCAGGTAACTGCATTGGTGTAATACCAATGGACTTTGTTCCCATTTCATACTGACGTTGCGATGGTTTAGTTCTAGTCTTGCCATCAATAGCACTGGGTTGTCCTTGCGTGTAGTTATTATCGATGGGTTCAATAGTAACTCTCTCTTTACCATGCAACATGATTGGATAACCACTGTCAGGTCCATCCATAATGACACTACCATTTTGTGGTGCATCAGGTATTGTACCACGCTCAAATCCTGGCGGTTGATCACGATCATTTAGCATTTGTTCACGCCATTGTTCCTGCTGCTGGCGAGCATTCATCATCTGCCCAGAACTTGCCTCCGCACTCTCATCTTCTGGCGTCATGAGATTATCAGGTACGATTGTACTAGCAGCAATTCTCTTCTCTTCCATCTTGTCTTCTGCTACAGCATCTTCTTCTTTATCCACAGCACTCTTATGATACTGCGTCTGTGCATTGATTGCATCAGCAATTTGCTGTAACTTATCTTCTAATGTTCCAGTTCTCTCACTGATTTGAGACACAACGTCTCGATTCATTGTGCCAATGCTAGAAGCAAGACCAGAATTTTCTGATGCTGTTTTTGTGATAGAAGATGCTGTTGCTTCTAATGCTTTAGCAATTTCAGTAATAGATGCTAGTAACTGTTCTCTTGAAATCCTCTTTGATCCACCAGATATCTCTTCCGACACCTCTTCGGTTGGATCTTCTACAAGAGGTAAATCAGAACGAGGACGTAAGGCAGGGTCATCAATCAGTATGTCATTGATGCCTACCTTCTCTCTAAATCTTTGAAGAGATGATTTAGCTTTAAATTCTGCTTCGCCCTTTCCTTCTATCGCATCCCAAAACTTCCCCTCTTTTATGAGTCCGAAACGTTTACGAACAGAACCTAACTTCTCTTTCTGCTTACCAACAAAATCACCATAGAACTCTTGTCCTAGGGCAGCTTTAAAAAAATATCCTTTCTCAATCCCTGCTTCTTCTAGGGATGTTTGATTGTCTTCGGCAATTTGTTCTGCCCTTTGACGCTCATCTTGAGCTAATCTTCTAGCAGCAAGAACCTTTGAGATAATAGACCCCAAATGATCCTTACCAGGCATACTGGTATCATTAAAACCCTCGGTTGATGCTGCCATTTAATATGCCTCCCCCTGATATTTAGTACAGAGAATTGAGAACCATAGTTCTCGCAGCGGTGATACGTGTATGTGGTATTGCCTCGACACTGCTAGGTTCTGGTGCTTGTGGTTTCATTGGTGGTTGTTGATTGCCCACATTCATGATGATAATACTAGTTGCTTCTTGCTCCATCTCTTCATCATACATCAGAATATCAGGAGAATATTGTTTAGTCGCTGCAATCAATTCAGTAGTAGAAGATGCCGCATTATAAGCATCAAGCATATCAGACACTGGTTGGAAAGAAGCAACCAGGTTCTTCATAACTTTTTCCTTTCCTCTATCACCAACAATAATGCTTGTCGCTGTTGCTGGAGTGTCTCCACCCTTATAATACATTGCCTCACCTTCTTGAGGTGCTTGCCTACCATTCTCATCATATCTTCCATGTGCAACCGAAGCATTAGCACCAGAAACTTTAGCAGTAACACCAAAACCACCAGTGCGATACTTCATGTCTTCTGTTTTTAGAGGGAACTCAACTGCTGCACCTGGATAGTACGCACCACCAATCTGCAAGTCAATACCACCCTGCGATCCACCTGCTGTGTGTACTTCCTGCCCTCTTTTTATTTTCTTTTTAATATCTTCACCCGAATCACCTTCTCTCACCCACTCGTTAGATCTACCAATGTAGATAGTCTTCTTGCCCTGGAAAAATTTAACTACTTTCTCCGCAACTTTCCTGGCATCAGCATTTCCAGATGGGTCTGTGATATTACCATCCTTGTAACTTCCTGGAGCAATATGATAGTGAATGCCATACGATGCGCCAGAGTTACCCTGAATAAACTTACCATCACCACCAATTTCTCCACCGTTTCCACTATCGTCTGGAGATGCATCAGGATCACTAACATTTGTCTCCGTGTGTCCTTGCACACCAAACAATGTCATTAATTTTTGGAAGAAATTATTTGTTCCTGCCTGGTTCTCTAATTCTTTCAGAACCTTTTCATCTTCCGCACTCATCCGTACAGATTCTACATCAGGATCGCCCTTCTTCTCTGCTGATTTTACTGCTCTACCAACACCAGCATATGTACCACCAAGGTCTGGTCTAACTAGAGTAGGTGCCATACCAAATGTAGAACTTAACGTTGAGATTTCCTTCTGGATTTCTGGCATTGATCCACCAGAATATCTCATAAAACTTTGAGTAACTCCGAGAAGCATTCCAGCAACAGGAGAAACCATAGATGCTACTGGATCCACTGCTCCCAATAGAGGAGTTCCTGTTTCATAGTTGTTGGCACCAGTAACTTTGTCAGCGATACCACCACCCGCCATTCCACCAGCGATAGATCCAAGTATACCACCAATGACTCCGCCAATAGCAGCACCAGGTGCAGCACCAACACCACCAAAGAAAGCACCAATGGTGCCACCGACGACAGCACCTGACTTCGCACCAGCTGTTCCACCTGCTGCTGCACCTGCTAATCCAGCACCAACACCAGAGAGTGCCTGGAAATCATTCTGCCCTGACGCTTTCCTATCTGCATACTCAACACCAGCTAGGGCATACTTTAATGGTCCTGCTTTTGGTAGTCTATTTAATCCACGCCCAGCAGAAGTTATTCTTGTCGTTGCTGATCCTAATCTAGGAGCAAATCTATTGACAATCCTATTGCTAGCTCTACTTGTCAATCTACCAGGTGCTTTCTGTAGTCTTCTCGCTCTAGTGCGAAGTCTTCTCACTCTCCTAGGAAGTCTACGATATAATTTTCTTAAAAGTCTGTTCCTATAAAATCTTGCTATTCTATTTTGCCTTCCTCCACGTCTTCCACCTTGAGTAAGATCATCAAACCCCTCGGTGCCTGCAGCTTTACGAATCTGCTCAAGGTCTGCCTCTGCATTAGCAGTTTCTAAATCATCTGCTTGCTGTTCTGCTACCGCTGCTTGTGCTCGTAGTGCATCTAAAATAGCATCAAATTTACTTTCAAGTAGTCCATCATTAACTTGAATTTGATCTAGATACTGTACAGATACAGCAAGATTAGATCTCAACAGATCATTCTGATCAGTTAGTAACTTATTCGTGAGATCTAACTGACCCTGAATCTTTGTGAGATTTTCAGTTAAAGACTTTAGGATTCTATTGTTAGTTACACTAGTAGATTTCTTTGGTTCTTTCTTTTCTTTCTCGTAGTCAGTTCCTAGTTTCTGATTGACTGCAGCAAGTAATGTGGGTGGTAAGAGATTTACAATGTCAGTTAGGTCTTCCGTCTCTTGACCAATTTCTTTTATCTTTTCTTCCGCAACTTCAGATGCTTCCTCTAGATTGTCTTCTATTTCCTCTACAATCTCATCTTCTTCTGCCTGCGCCTCTTCTTCTACTACTGCTTGAGTAGTATCATTAATTTCTTTCTCTGGTGTGAGGTATTGTTCTACCAACCAATTCTGAAACTTCGAGAGTGCGTCATAGAAATCTACAAATCCTACACCACTCTCATTGAACTGCGGATACCCTCGGTCATCCTTCTGCATATTACTAATGAGAAGGTCTGCATCAGGACCAGAAAGTTTCACCGTGGAAACATAACTTCCACCGCCAGGTTTTGTTTGACCTGTTAGTTTCCACCATAGTTCTTTCCAAGTGGTGCTAGTGTTTGGCACACCACCAGGACGACCTTTCCCATACCAAGGTTGGTCGGGATCCATTACTTCATAAGGTGGTTCTATGTTGAAGTTCATAGAGCGGTCTTTCTAGATGCCTCTTGTTTCTTTTTCTCTTCTTGAATATGTTGAATCAATAGGGAGGTGTATACTTCACGTTCCCAAGGCATCATGTTTTCTATTTCTGTCAAAGAGTATTTATGGTACTGCATCAAGGCAAAGTTAGTCTTGTAGTAGCCCTCCAGACTATTCTGAAAGACCGCTATGCGAAAAAAGATTGCAGTCCCTCAATAGTATAGTTACATTCGTTACCAGTGTTGGGATTGATCACTGTGAATGAGTGCGAAAGTTTAGGCATAGTCTCATAGAACTTTTGGATTGCCTCGAACTGTTTAGTTGTCAAACCCTCAACAAACTCACGGAACTCTTTCTTACTTGTGGTAGAAGAGTCATACACATCCTCACCTTGGAAGATCTGATCAATGTGTTCAGCAATAAACGCAAACACTTCATCAGTTCCAACATTCTTATCCAAGAACTGCGACTCAATAAACCTATCCATACTAGGATACTTCATGACGATACCTGTCTCACCGTCAAGCATAATCTTATTAGTATGCCCTTCTGGTTTTTCTACCTCAACGTCATCAATATTAATACGTGCCACGGTAGTTGTTTCCTTATCATCTGTGCAGGTAACAGTCATCTCAATGACCTCACCAACAGCAGCGGAACGAATCTTGAGGAACAAATATTCTAGATCAAACGATGGCAACTGATCAATTTTAATCCTAGAAATCACACAAGCCTTCAGTGTATTTTTTACAGCAGTAACAATCTCTTTCTCGTCTTCAGACTCTAAAGCAAGGAGCAGTAGCTTCTCTTCTTTAACAAGGAATGGTCTATACTTTACCGTCTTGCCTGTTGATGGGAGAGTTAATTCGTACTGGGGTACACCAAGTTTAGGTAATGCCATGAATGTTTAATTCAAATCGTATATTTATTTAGTTCGACTTTTTGACCTAATTTTTGGCGGGAAAAATTTTTCGGAATTCTGGTAATCAAAAAGTAAATTTCGTTTCAACTAAACAGATCGGACACCCCTTCCAAGTTAACACCTTGATACTTCCTGATGTCATTGAACACAACAGTATGCTTGGAGTATTGGAAGTTGACTGTGAACTTCGTGATCTGCGAGGTTCCATACGACAAAGGCACAGTGTCTAGAGAGTATGGATAGATGTCCTGTAAAATATACATCATAGATCCTCTCTCATTAGGAGCACTAGGACCCTTTTCAGTCTTCGTGATCCTACACGTAGCAAGATACTCTTTAGGATACCTCACTCTAACTTCTCTTTGTAGAGCCGACGGTGTTTGTTGTTTAAGAGTGTCAAGTTTTTGATATGCAATTGCTCGCTCTTTCTCCCTACCTGATCCATCAAAGATAAAGTTATGCCATGCAGTAAAAATTTTTATCGGAGTAGAGTTAGCATCAACCATCCACGACAGAGAAAGATCACTGTAAAATTTTGCGTATGGATAATTGATTTGGTTTTCACCCAGGTATCTACCCTGTAGTTGTCCTGTTGCTGACTGTACGTTAGGAAGTTGTGCCTCATCACAGAGGATCTTCAGCATGTCTGTATCAGCAGCGCCAGGATTGTAATAAACCTTCAGTGTATCTAAAAGTGTTGCCTTATCTTTGAGAGATCCATCCTTTGGACCATCGTCATCAATTACCTGTGGGAACTCAAACTCAACATCATATCCATTTGTCATCGACATCCCACCATGGGATGCGATTGCGGACATAAAATTTTGTAGTGATTTACTCATCTAAATAGATACGGAAGGTGTGCGGAAACATTATGCCTTACTCTGGAAAATATAAACCAGCCTACCCACGGAAGTACAAGGGCAATCCCACTAATATTATTTATCGTAGTTTGTGGGAACGTAAGTTCATGGACTTCTGTGATCATAATGGAAGCATCATTGAATGGGGTAGTGAGGAAGTAATCATTCCTTACAGATGCCCTACTGATGGGAGAGTCCACAGATACTATCCCGACTTCTACATCAAAGTCAGATCAAAAGCTGGCGTGGTAGCAAAGTACCTAGTCGAAGTGAAACCAAAGAAACAGACACAAAAACCGAATGAGAAACCAAAACGAAAGACAGCTGCTTGGAAGAAAGAAGTTCTAACTTACCTTAAGAATCGCGCCAAATGGGAAGCGGCGGAGGACTTCTGTGAGGACAGGCAGATGAAATTTATTATCCTCACCGAAGATCACCTAGGGATAAAGAACAATGGCAAGAAGAAACGCTAAAGGATTCGGCACAACGAATAACTATATCACTATCTTTGAGAAAGTTAGTGATGCTACAGGTGGAGACAAGAAGACACTCTCTTGGTATAAAAGAGCAGTAAAAGATCTAGCATCAACATACAAGGCAACACCAGAAAAACTATTGCGTCAAGAAAAGAGAGATGCAAGAGACCAAGCGCAAGATGAAAATCTATTGCGAATGAAAGTAAGAGAGGGACACCTTTACTTCTTTGAGTACAAGGCAATGTCAAAGTGGTTGCCATACTATGATAAGTTTCCACTAGTCTATGTTATCAAGCAAGATGGTGAAGGATTCTATGGTGCCAACCTACACTACATCACACCAAAGAAACGTGTAAAAATTATACAAAAATTAGAACGTGGTCTCATTGATATGCCCAAAGCATTGGTGCATAAATACCTTTACAACCATTGCGAGAGTCAGTTCTTGGATCTCGCCATCGATGAGTGGGAAACTTCCATCTTCTTACCAGTCGAAGACTTTATCATGACCAGAGGATCAGGTAAACTACCATACGATAGAGAATTAGTATGGAAGGAAACCGAATCCAAATATTCAGATCGTATAAAAGCACAACGAATCATCAAAGGATATGGTAAACAATCAGACAAGGAGATGGTGAAGTAATGTTTATTCCTGCAAGTCCAACAGGATTAGGACCTGAACTAGGTGGAGATGCGCTGATAGCAAGACCAGATCTAGAGAATCCAGGGGGAGATCAAGGGACAATTTCTGTATCGTTTTCTCCACAAGAATCTGGTGTCACTGCAGGAAAAGGTGGTGCATTGAGATATCCTAGTGATGTTTGGGTTACTAAAGAAACAGACTACGTAACTTTTGCTTTCTACGATTACAAACCTCCATTCCAAGCAAAAGCTGGTGGCAACGCTGGCGATGGTGGAAATTTAGGAGCATCCTATGCACAATACAATGCATCGGTTACACTGGGTGGAGAAGGAGGATTAAAAAAAGCAGAAGGGTACACCGATATTGTTCTGTACATGCCTGAAGATATTCAGGGGCAGTACGGAGCAAAGTGGGGCGGCGCTGGGTTCGGTGCTGTCTTCCAAGAGTTAGCCCAAGCAGTTGCTAGTGGTGGTGTTCCAAACCTATCATCTGCTGTCAATAGAGCGTTGGGATCAATCCAAATCCAAGGTTATAAGACAGCAGTAGATGCACTAAACAAAGGATTGAATGCAAACGTCAATGTAAACCAGTTGATGTCTGGTGTTAGTGGAACCATCATCAACCCAAACGTTGAGATGATGTATGAATCTCCAGAGTTGAGAACATTCAACATGAAGTTCAAGATGCAAGCAAGGAGTAAGAGAGAATCACAATACATCAAAACGATCTGCAACATGTTTAAAAAAGCAATGCTTCCTTCTTATGGAGGACAAGCATTCGCTGGTCTTACAGAAAATACTTCCGCGTTGCTAACTGTACCTAAAGTTTGTCAAGTGAACTTCATGACTGGGAACAAACTTAATGAATTTGTACCACAATACAAAGCATGTGCTATCACAGCAGTCAATATAAACTTCACTCCTGATGGTGCGTGGGCAGCATATGAAAGAGGAGCACCAGTAGCAACCGAGTTGTCAGTTCAATTCAAAGAACTCAAACTTATCTTTGCTAACGAAATTGATGTCAACTCTGAAAACGGAACCTTCTAATGTATTTCAAATTACTACCAGACATCAACTATGATGTCAAACCAGTCAGTTATCCATTCACTTCTTCCGACTTTGTAATTGCAAAGAATTTCTTCAGAAGATTTGAGTTAGATCCTGATGTGTATGACTATGCATTGTACTACAACAAATATGCAGTGGGTGAAGGTGAAAGACTTGATCAAGTATCAAAGAAAGCTTACGGAAGATCAGACTACGATTGGATCATTGTTCTTGTCAACAATCTAATCAATCCAACATTTGACTGGCCACTATCAGAAAGT